GGAGACTCCTCTATAGGTGACTTGTGCCATTGGCTTTCTCCAAAGTAGTAGGGATTTTTGCCCCGTTCCTTCAGTCGGCATTTGCGTCCCCGTCGAAGGGGGATGAACGATCCGTTCCGTGTCGGCTTACTTGCGACCTCCTATGAGGTTGAACGTGTGTGTTAATACTAACACTTGCTTACTATATAGTCAAGTTTATTTGTATTTCCTGATACAGTTTTAATTCCAAACAGGATCTTTATAAACTGTCCACCCTGTTACAATATATTTGACTTGTGTTTTACTAACAATACCTCTATGAGGATGAGTGAAATGAGCAGGCCAGAATAAAACATCACCACATCTAGGTTGAAACTTTTTATCTTGTGATGGGAACTCTGTTTCTCCACCCTCAGTTACATCATTAAGATATATCATCCAAGCTAATACACGATCCAAATGTGATCCCATAGATTCACAATGTAATGCAGAATAACATTCACCAGGATTATATTTTTGGATTTTAAATCCAAAAAAGAGTTGAGTCTGTGGAAGAGTATCTAGAAAAGGATACTCCTGTGCATATTTGTCTATACCATTCACAAGACAATTAACAAAATCAACTTGTTCATAAATTGGAGCACTATCTACTTTCTTTTTAGAACGAATCGAATGTACAGGATAAATTCCAAAATTCCCATGACATCTAAAATAAATTTCAGTACATTTTTTTGCATCATAAAGAAGAAGATTTTCACCAACTGTACCATCTTCATGGTATTCATCTAATGATTCAAATAAATCAATAAGATATTGACAAGCTACATGATTTAAAAATCCTGGTAAATGTACAATATGATCTTTATTCATTCTCTTAACATTTCATCCCTAATTCTTCTTGCTTGTTCATTATGTTCACACAATTTACTCATCCAAATCCTTTCCTCTAATTCAACTTCACCATCTGTTGAGATCATGCGGCAACAAATATCTATTATGTTGTTCCGATAGTTAGTGCTTAACATAGTCCAATAATTTAGTCGGTAGAGAATTTTTAACATGTTCTATTGCTGCTGGTAGTATGCCATATTCCATTCTTTGGATTGCTTTTGTTAATGATTCTACAGTATCCTCTGGTAAAATGGGAACCTTTCCTTGAAGAATTATTTCACCACCATCCAGTTCTTCATTCACATAATGGACAGTACATCCTGTTTCTTTATCACCTGATTCCATAGCCTGCTCTACTGCATGTAATCCTTTATACTTAGGGAGTAATGAAGGGTGTACATTTATAATAGGAGCAGGAAAGGCATCAGGATTTTTAATCACTCTCATATATCCAGCAAGGATAATAAGATCTACTCTCCATACCTTAAACATATCTATCATTCTATCTTCATCTTTATGTGGTATCCTCACATGAGGGATACCAAATTTTGCTGCTCTCTTAACAGCACCACATTGTTTAGTGTTGTGTATCATTAACACAACTTCATGCGTATTACATATAGGATTGGTAACTATGTTCTCGAAGTTGGTTCCGTTACCAGAACACATAACACCTAGTCTCATGACTTATTTAAAGTTTGAATTGATAAGTATTCTTCTATTATGTTTAGAAGGAGTGCATCCTGTATGAATATACATTCCATCAAAAATTAATAACCTATTAGCTCTTGGTTCTATCTCCTTCTGTACTGTTAATTGTTGATTAAATTTATCATAATCATTATATTTTTGATTATATATAATGGTATTTCCATCTGAATCATTAATATATAAAATAGAAGATATATGTGGATATAAAACATCAACATGTGGATCTAAAACAATAGAATTCTCACGATTAACTGTCATATCCAATCTAGATCTAAAAATATTCAACCCAATTACTCTCATCATTTCATAAATTAAATGATTAAACACACCAAGATCATGAGGTTTGTCATGTGGATTTATTATATAACGATTGAACCCATACAAACCAAGGTCTTTAATTTTATTAGAACCATCGTACAAGTCGTCATAGATTCTACACAAATCAGGGTCTTTAATTTTATTAGAACCAGCGTATGTAGTTATATTATCCATATAATTCCAAGGGAAATGACCTGACTCTATATGTGATTGAATTTTATCAAAATATTCTTTATCAAGAAAATTATCAATAATTTTTATATTCATTCTTGTAGTTCGTCTAATCTATAAGGCGAATAGTCTGGTTTCTTATGAAACTCTTTCAATGCTTCTAACATAATCTCTTTGAGTTCTGCTCTTTCTTTAGTATCAAAGATAGGTAATGGTGTGGGATTGAATGGTGGATAGATGGGATTACCATCAGCATCTTTAGGAAATACATTGTCCTTACATCCTTTTACTGCCTCACCACTCATCCCTTGGGTATCAATCTTTTCCATCCAATGGCCTCCCATGCTTATCAACAAGATCCATCTTCTTTACTTGTCCTAAGTTGGACTTCTCTGCTTTCTTTATCCTTTTATACTCTTCAATAATTTTATCCACCTCACTCTGAGGTATGTTAACCTTTAGTTCTTCACCCTTAAACCCTTTACCATTCTTCTCAATGTAATCATTGATCTTGAGTTGGATGTCCGCCTCTATGATCTCATTGATTTGGTCTCGAAGTTCATCACTCATTCTTCATCCTCCATAGGTGTTGACCATCCTTCTTCTATCTTACCATTCTTATAACAATATCTATCAGGAGATGACTCACCCATATCCTCTACACCCCAATAAAATTCTCCATCTCCATACTCCTCTTTCTTAAAGATAGCATACCTTCTCCAATGGACTACAAAATAATACTCATCCGTAATCCAATCACTCTTTTCACAAAACTCTAATAACCATTTCTCTATATCAGTGGTATTGATACCATTCAATCCTGGTGTGAACTCTTCATCTTCACACTCTGCCCATTGTTCATCATCATTGTCTGGTTTGTAGAATTCCTTAAACGCATCCCAATCATATTGGTAAGCATCAAATTCTCTAGGAGAAGTCCATTGCTCTACAGTTGCCATACACCACTTATCATAAGCATAGGTAGTGTCATTGTAATCTCCTACCTTTTCACCCTCTACAATAAGTTCTTTAAATTCATCACTCATTTTCTTTTCTTCCCCTTCTTAGGTGGAGTGGCTTTAAGACCCCAAAGATTTGGTCTTACAGCACCAGCACCATAATCAATTTTCTGAACTGCATCTTTACCATACCTATCATAATACATATCAAAAATATTGATCATCTTCTCTGAACGAGTCACATCTAAATGTGTCTCTCCTTCCACCACATATGTTACATTAAATGCATCAGTAGGTAGACTCTTATCCTCTGCCTTTTCTTTTGTAGTCTTCTCTAAGATAATCTCACACCAGTAATCAGAAGGATTGAATTTTACTTCTTCTTTCTTTTCTTCTGACACTATCTGTTCACCCCTCTTTACTTCCTTACCACCAACATTGACGGTCATGATCTACCACCCCATGTGATATCTGGATATGCTTCTTTCACTTGATCGTATGTTACTGCATAATCCTCATGCAATCTTCCATCCTTTGCAAGTATAACAATCCTTGCTTCATTTGGATGAAGTCCCTCAAGCATCTGAATAAACATAGATTCTCTACGCAATTTACTCAGAGCATCATTACCACCCTTCACAAAATGATAAAGGTTTCTTTGTTCTCTCCTTAAAGAAGTATGATCAGTTCCTTGTGGACTGTCATTAGGTGTGAAAGGAACCTCTCCTTCTGGAATCATAGAAACAACTGTCTGATCAAAATTCCATATGAGAATAGAAACTAGTGCTTCATTCCGATACTCTTTGAGTGCTTCTACCTTTGCAATTTTAGATTTTTGACCAGAAACATAATCCAAAATCTCATTCACAAATGGATTAGGTGGTAGTGATGGTGGTTTAGAAGCAGCTTTCTTTCTTGGAGTCTTTGCTACAACTGTGCTACTCTTCCTCGGTTGTTTCTTCGGTGTTGATGTCAT